GTCAATTTCAACTATTTTATGATTTTTATTTTCTTCTGTAAGTTGGTGATAGTTTTTATTATAGTAAACAGGTGTTCCATCTTGTAAATAAGTCTTTTTATCTGCAGTTGGCAATAAACCACTTTTATTTATTTTTACATTATTTTGTGTGTATTTATTTTTTAAAATATCACTTTGCTTAAATAGCTCTTGTTCATTTTTTTTATAAATAGCTTGTTTATCTTTAGCTGATATATTTGTAATATTTTTAGTAGTATTTTCAGAAACATTAATTTTATTCTTTATTATTAAATCAGCTATACTTTCATTTTTTCTGTTTTTTATAATATCATCAGCTATTCCCATTAATAATACCTCCTACTCTAAGCCTAAATAACTAACTAAATATCTTACATCGTTTTCTGTTAATCTTCCTTTGGCATACAAGTCTTGAATAGTTAATATTTTAGCATCACGGTTATTCTGAGGCATTTTGTAATTGCTTATACTATCATAATATTTTATAACTTGATTAGCAGTTTCGCTAATATTAGTTTTTGTATTATCAGTTATAATACTACTATTGCCACCACTACTAGTATTATAATTAACCGTTTTTTTACTTAATGCATATTCTTTTTCCCAGTTTTGTTGAGCCAATGCATCTTGTTCTTTTTGATATGCTAAAGACTCATTATATTGTCTTTGTTGTTCAGCCATTTCTGCTTCCCATTGTCTAATAGCTTCTTCTCTTGCTTTTTCCTCTTGAATATTTGCATATTCATTTTGATAACGGTTATAATATTCGCTATCTAAACTTTGATTATTAGATAATTGATTTTGTGTAATAGTGTTCTTATTATTATAAAAACTTTCTGCATATTGTAATTGCATTTGCAATTTATTTAATGCATTTTGTGCTTTTTGAACATCATTATTAAGTCTTGCCTCATTAATATCTTTATCATATTGTACAAACGCATCTTGCATTGTTTTATTAGCTGACGCAAGTCTGTTTTGATATGTGTTCCACCCACCTAATTTTGCAGTTTCTGATACTCCACTATTATTAAATCCTTGACTTGCTAAACTTTCTGCTTGATATCCGTATGGGTTTATGTAAGAAGTATAATCATTCTTTGCTTTTTTACTTTCAGTTTCCATATTTTGTCTAGCAATTTCTTTTTGCTGATTTATTTGTTCTTGTTGATAAGCTAATTGTTTGTCTAATACTTCATTTTGAGTCTTTTCGTAAGTATCTGCATATATATTTTGTTGATTATATAAATTTTGATTATCTTGTAGCATTTGATTATAAGTATTATTGCTACTATTTAATGCTTTTTGTTTTTCTTGTTCAATTAACGTTAATCTTTCATCCATATTTTGCACATCCTTTCTATTTCTTTATATATCCCGCTACAAATCCTTGTAAAGTACAAGAAAAAAGTCCAAATGGTTTATTTGAACTAAATTTGAGTTGAATATCTTTAAATTTTTTGTCCTTTATGCGATATGGTGCATAACCTTTAGAATCACTTAAAATAGCTTTTTCTTTTAAAATCCCATCAACAATTGTATCTATTTTATTTCATCATTATTCATTGTATTTAAATCAACGACATTACCCCTTTTGTTAGTTGTTTTTGTATAACTAGGATATCCAAAATCATCTTTTGGAGTGGTCCAACAGCTTTCAATATTTAATTTGTTATCAGTTATACCTTCTAATACAAACAAATCACCTTTTTCGTTACCTAAATAAAGATTTTGACGATATTCTTTTACATATGTTATGTCATATGGCAATTCCCAATAAAACCATTCATATTCAATATTGGTTCCATTTTGGGACTTTTGGCGACTATCTGCTAAATATAAATGTGAATTAATTAAACACATTAAATAACCTTTATATTCTGCTACTTTTACATGTTTATAACCAAATTCCGATAATAATTTAGAATCAACTAAACTTGAACGATGTTGTAACAATTGTTCACTATATAATGAGCTATTAGAAATACCCTCTAAACCTCGATTTGAGAAGAATACTATATCATCATTGAAGTTTATACCGGTTGATACACAACCTAGCGAAATTGAGCCATTTACGCTAGGATAAATCTTATCGTACGTACTATCTAAAGTAGGAGTTAAATAATAAATACTACTTGTATTTTGTTCTATTTCTTTTAACACCCATAAAACACCGTTACCTGGTATTATTGCTTTAATTTGTGCTAAATCTAATCCACATTCATAATAAGCTGTATCTCTAATGTATCTTGGATCATTTAATTCGCAATGAAAAACCGAATTAGGAAAGTCTGGATTGCCGCTAAAGAATATGCGATTATCAAATTCACACACTAATGTACAATTTAAAACTCTTTCTTTATGATATGGTACAGTTTTACTATACGTGATAATTACTTCGCTATCTTTAATAGGTACTTCTTTAAATGTTACAATCCCTTTAGTCCTATCTACAGTGAACTCAATATTTTCAGTTAGTGATATTCCGTTTATTGTTGCTTTCATTAAATAAACTGAAGCACTATCTAATTCCGTTGCGTCTAACTGATAATTCAAGCTAGTTCCGTCTGCTGTAAATTGATTTTTTCTTAATGACGTTAAACAATTTATTGGTTGGTAAACTAGGTCTGTATCAGTTTCATTATCCATACTTGTTGAACCATCAGGGTTTTTCCAATATGATGTTATCGGTATTGTTCCTTCCACTTTTTTTAATATATCTCCATCGTATTCCAAATAATTTATTCCATCTAAAATAAATAATGTATTATTAAATGCAAAATGTTTACTTTCTACCACGTTCATATTACTAAATAATTCTGTAGTTTCAGCCGGTGTATTTGGGTAATTAACCCATTTTAATAGTTTTGTGCCAGTGTGAACTAAAACGTGTTGGACATTATCTTTTTCAAAGAAAAAAAGACCCAGAATTTTATTATCAAAAGAATTCAATAATTTCATTCCGGGTCTAGTTTGCAAGCATTCACTTTCTTCATATTTTTTCCACATATTTAAGGCATTTGGGCTTCTCGATAAATTCAATTCATTATTAGAAAAATCTACTCCTCTAAAATCTGAATATTTTCTTGTAATTAAATCATTTAAACTAGACATCTATACCACCTACAACTGAAATTATTCCAGATGTTTTTCTAGGGTCAATTCCATTTTTCATTTCTAAATATCTTTCATAAAAATATTTACCATAATTACTTATCATATCCATTTTAAGTAAATCTGCCGCAATGCCATAAGGCATTATCTCTAATAAATCAACATCTAATTCAAATCTATAATTATTATCCTCTTTTTCTTTAGCAACCTCATCATCAAATATAGTTTTAACTAATTTTGGGTATTTATAATAATATATTGTGAATGTTCCTTCGTAATCATCAGGTAAAATAATAGTATTATCATCTGGCATTTCATAATTAATACTTTTATCAAATCTTATAGTATTTAATTGATAGCAATCATCCAAATAATCTGATATTAAAAATTTCCTATCATTTAATTTGCTTATTTTAATATCTTCATTTGCCATTATTTTTCTATATTTCATTAAATCTAATTGTATTTGATTCACAATGCCGTTGATTTTATTGAGTACATCTTCATCTTCTGCCATACCTTTAGCATTAGGATAATATTCTTCTATTAAACTAAATGTCTTTATTTTCATTTCTTTTAATGTCATAAATAAACCTCCTACTTATTAATTTCTTTGTATATCCCCTCTATTTCTCGAATATCGTTTTTTAATTCTTCTAATGTAGTCATTTGTAAACTAGGAATAATATAACCACTTTCTTCACTCCAGATTAATATTGTTCCTTCCGGTAAGGTTTGCGTTATTTTAGTTTCTTCTTTAGTAATAACTTTTCCTTTAATACCATTTATACTTGATTCTTCTTCATTTGTTATAAATGTTGTTAACACACAATCTTTTAAAACTTGATGTATCTTTTTATTGTCTGTAGATTCATCAAATTCTAATTCTTTTGTTACTTTTCTTCCAAATAATTGTTTTAGGTTCGGTTTTACTGTGTAATATTCAATTTTTTCTTGTTTCATAATAATCCTTTCTTTGCACGATTGATAGAGTTGCACTATCTAAAGCTCTTATCGTGATAAAAAAGAGAGGTTTTCCTCTCTTAAATTACATAGTTGTTGGAATAACACAAATTTGTTCTGGTCTAAGAACTTCTGCACCATATACGTATAATGCTTTAACAGCCTTAGAGAAGCTTCCTTCTGGTTCATAATGTTTAGTTTCTTTTAATTGTTCTGCAAACGCTATAGCTTTGCTAGTTCTAAGAACGTTTAAGTCATTAGTTCCATCATTTGGAAGTAAATTTTCGATTGAAACTAAAGCATTTCCATATTTACCAACAAAACCTTTTTTAGCCATTTCAACGTTGTTAGTGAATAACTCTGTTAAATTTTGTCTAAATAAAGTGAAATATTTAGGTTTTAATTCTAAATAAAAATTAAAACTTGGTTTACAGTTATTACCATATAATACTGCAAATGCTTCTTCTACTTTTTCAACTGCGTTAGTCTTTGTTACTGAACCTGCAGCAATTGATGCAATAGTGCTATCTGCTACTCCATTTTTTATTAATTCAGCAACATAAATGTCGCCTTGTTCTGCTAAAGTTCTAGCTCCTTCTTCTGCAGCTGCT